GTCCAATTTTTAACGTGGGGATTTTTCCACGGTAGTGAGCGCCAGCGTCTCTCATCGCCGGGTCCTTAAGGGGGACCAAGCCATACCGGGGAGAGGATACCAAGAGTATTAACCAACTTCATGTGCAAATTGATAGTATCGTTCATCGTCGATGACGCACGCAACGTCATCGAGTATCAACCGATCACGAAGATAATCCATATCGTAGAGACCAATGTCGTACTTTGCCATGATGACTTCCAGAAACTCGTCGTCAGACAGGACGAGAGGCTCGCTGGTTATTGCAGTTACTACGTCGGAAACGCTCCTGACGCCCTGGCGTGCAAACCAGGTTAGTTCGTGCAGATTGACAGAACCAAACGAGACCCCTGTAGACCGAGCCCGGGCAAGAAAGGCATCACGAAGGTAGGAGACATGACGGAACTCATAAGCATAAGACAGAGACTTGCCAGCCATGTAACAAGCGTCGCTGACATCTTGATTGCGGTTAGCCCTTGCGTTAAACCGACACAAGGCCTTACCGATCAGCGGCACCATACAGGCGTCTGGTCCCTTGGGCACAAAGAACCTGGACAGGAAAGTCAGATCGCACCAAAAGGATCGCTCGTGGGCCTTAAGCACCATCCCAGCTTCCTTGCAGTGATTTGTCCATTCGGAACAGCTTAGTCCTTTGGCGTCCGTTCCGCCTGCAATATCATCTCCAAGAACTGCTACCTTCGTATGTTTTATGTGCTTTTTCCGCACGAACGAATACCAAAGGCAAAGGTTCCAAACCGTGTTGCGACCCGTAGTATCAGTGCCACCGGTGGCCAACTGATTTTGTATTGTGGCACTGATACCATAATCGTACGAAACAACACGGAACTCTTTGCTATTCGCCACATAAAACCTACGGAACCACAACGGGGCTCCACAACACTTCAACCAGTGTGCAAAAATCTCGTGTACGTCTGAGAGTTGGCTCCTGTCATTTGCGGAAAAGTCGCCTTCAAAGTAGCGTTCACAACCGAATAGTGAATTGGCTATTTCTACATCGGTCTTTGTGTAGGCGAAAATGACTTTCTCAACACTCTCATCCGAGAACGTGTCTAACGCGAAATTGAGGCGCTTATTGAACTCATCCATAAGCGGTCCAGTCAGGACGTTGTATTCGTCAGAACCGACATAAATAATTCGCGGGGCCCATGACGAGTCATTCCGTTTAAGGAGCACTTCACCTTTTACCATAAGGGACTTGGTATTTAAGGTT